TCCGTGACGTTGTGATAAAGCCCGTATCCTTTCAATTCACGATCCAGCATATCTTCCGTCAGATCGAAACGCATCTGGTGCCTGTATCCCGCGCGCCGAGTCGGGTCTTTGAATCCGAGTTCATAGTTTCCGTTGGGATTGTATCCCGGTATTTTGGTAACATCGTCAACGCCGAGTTCATCCGCCCAGAACTTCCGCATGGCCTGAATGCGCTCGGCCTTGGTCGCGTTCGATGAATCCAGCTTCTGCGACATCTTTTTCCACGAGGCGGATGTGTCTTTTTTCAGAAGATAAGCCTGCTTCTGCAAATACATGATCTCGGCATCCTCGACGCTTGCGGGAACCGAGTTGATTCCGAGTAGGTCGAGCCGGTCAAGAATGGCCTCGAACCGCTCCGGGTCCGCGATCTTGCCGGTGACGCGGATTTCCACCTGTCCCTGAACGGCGTAAGGGTTCGCGGAATCCCAAGGGCGGTAGTCCATGACCACGCCGTCGTCGAGTTCGATCCGGTACTGCACACCTCGGCTGAACCCCGAACTCCGTCCGAAGATGTTGTTCAGGTCCGCGTCAGACTTAACGACATGGATTTCACCGTCGCGGCATTGCCTCTGATCCATTTTGATATTTGTTCTCTGGAAGCGGAAACCTGCTTTTTTAGGTTCCGGCTTCGCCTCATGTGCGACGAGATTCTTTTTCGCGGTGTACTGCTCGAACTTTCCAGCAATCTTTGTATTGTTTTTCGCGGCATCCAGAACGGTCTCGCATGTTTTTCTGTATTCCTCGGCCATGTCCCGGATGGATGCAGTCTTGCCGGACTTCGCCAGCTTCTCAAGATCGGGGAGTATCTTCCTGATCTCATCCAGCGTGTCCGTGTTATATTTGAAATCACCGCTGTCGACATGGTGGTTGACCGTCTTTACCCCGGACAGGATTTTGTCGTAGAAGGCGTCCTCGGGAAGCGTGTCCCCGGTGGCAAGTCCCTTCAGGGCCGTGCCTTTTTCGCCGAGTGCGTCGAGAAGTTTTCGTTCGGATTCCGGGCGCAGTTTGAACTGGACGACCGTTTCCTCTTTGCCCTGAAGGTTCTTTTGTGTGAAAACGAGCGCATTCTGATCCTCGATGTCGTCCACGTCGAGGCGCATGGCTTTTCCCTGACCCTTCATTATCTGCGCGTCGCGCAGAATCGCTTCGTCTTCACCGGACAGCTTTCGCATCGTTTTGACGTCATCCTGGAACCGGAATTCCGCTTTAAACCGTGTTTTGTGCAGGTCGTTGTAGAACTTCTCGAAGTCGCGGCGGATGTTGTTCTTGCGCTCCAGCGCGAGTCGATAGAACTCTTCTTTCGCCGCGCTCGCTTTCGCGCCGAAACGCCCCTCGACATAAGGCCGGATGATTTCAAGATATTCCGAGTCCGGTATTTTCTCGATGCGCTGGATGGTTTTGAGCGCCGCCTGCAGGTCGATGTCGATTTCGCCGTTCTGGTATGCCCGGAACAGCGTGTTGTAGATCGGTTCGGCCTCCATTGAGTTCGGATGATAGGAAATGCCGAGTTTATCCTTGCCGAGAAACTTGAACGTCTGTCCTTTATCGATTCCGAAAACCCTTCCATCATCAACACGGACAAACTGCTTGGCGTGCGCGTCGTGGTTGGAAATAAGCCAGTCGAGAATGTGTTCGCGCTGGATGGCCTCGATCTCGGAAGGCGACAGCTTCCCGATGGGGATGTCCCTGAACGACGCCTCGGATTTAACGTTTTTTACAAGCCGCTGTATGGACCCTGAGCGACCGTTCAGCTCGACGTATCGAACCTCGACAGCATCGGGATCGATGAGCCGCGCGATCCGGTAGCCCATCTCTTCACCGTGCGCGATGAATTTATCCGTTGGTTTGAAAAGCCATTCGTCACCCTGTTCATCGATATATATGTATTTTTCATGAGCGCCGCCGAGCGATTTCGCGTCCTTCGAGTATTTGAAAGCCTTTCCCTTGTCCAGCACATCCCAGTCGGAATCGACCTTTGCGAAGCCCGAAGACAGGTCCGCGTGCGGTTTTTGAAGGACGGGCGGCGCGACCGGTTCCGGCGCTGGCTGCGGCGTGTGTTTCGGCGGTGCTTTTGGGGGCGGCGCCTGGACTCCGGCGGCGGGCTTCTTTCCATATTTCTCGGCCCACTTCGCCCACTTGGTTTCGATGCTGTCTTTCGCCGCCTGAATCGCCGCGTCGTCCGTCTCGGTGAAAAGCGCGATGAAATCGTCTTTCGATCCCCACTGCCAGTGCGTGATCTTGGTCTGCTTTGCGAGGTCTTTTAAATCCTTTGAATTCATGGCCTGAATCTTTGCCTTGAACTCGGCTTTCTTGTTTACGATTTCCGATGCTTTCTCTTTCAGATAAGCGTCATCGACGGAGAAGCCGCCCTTGCCGAGGAACGACTCGGCATCCTTGATCGCGGAGAGAACCGACTGGTAATCCTTCGGGTCTGTGGAAACTTTGACGGCATCCAGCAGGGAGACGATCTGATCCTTTTCCTTTTTGATCGTTTCCTCGGCGACCTGAACGACGGCTTCCTTGGTGACTTTCTTTCCGATTTCCTCTTTGAAGTTTTTCTCCAGGGCTTTTATGAGGTGTTCTTTTGTTTTGAGAATCGGGAGGTTGAATTTCTTTTTCGCCTCGATAAGCGCTTGCCCGGAAAGCCCGCTGTGGTCCACCCCGGGTTCGAGTACGTCGAGAATATTTATGACTTCCTGTTTGGTCAGATTGAGTGATATGCCTTGTTCTTGCGCCAGCTCTTTTAGTTTCGATACCGGCATGAAGGAAAAATCCGGAACCGATTCCTGTTTTGCTTTTGCCTTCAATAGACCGACCAGATCGTCCTTGCTGCGCAGAGCGGCGATTTTGTGTTCTTTTATGAGCGCCTGCAGGTCTTTGCCGGACAGGTGCGAGAAATCAGTTCCTGTTTTCTGTTTTAGGATATCGAGGAAATCAGACTTGGTGCGGGCGATGGATATGCCGTTCGCCTTGGCCTGATCCTGAAGCTGTTTGATTGTGAGTTTGTCCCATTCGCCTTTTGAAATGAACTGCCCGACCTTTATCGCTTCGGACTGTTTTTCCTTCGCCATGTCCTCGATGGTCTGCGGCGGCAGGATGCACGCGGATTCCGCCGGCGCGGCTACAACGCCGAGATTTTTCGCACCGCAGATGTCAGACGGATAAGCATTCAGTATCTGGCACCTGCAGTGGGGATGTGCCGGGATGTTCGGCACCTTATCAATCGGGAATATCTTTCCGTCCAGTTCCCGGCACACCGGACATTCACGCTCGTCTCCGACAGCCATCCATTCAACTTTCGTTACGCCGACGGTGTTGTAAAACTTCATGCGCCCCTGATTGTGAGCGCGGAGCGTTTCCGTGCGTGCGATCATTTCCATCCGGTACTGCGCCGTCTTGAAAACGGTCTTTCCGGCTTTTCTGAATTCCTCGGGATCTTTCACCACGCGCCCGATGTCTTTCGCGATTTCCGGGACACTGCGGCCGGAGGCGATGCCGGTCTGGATCGCGCGGTTGATCCCGTCAGTCAATTCGCGGGACACATCCCCGGCGAGCTGCACGTTGTAGTTCGCCATGAAGTCCAGAGCGTCTTTATCAATCAGCGTGAAGATATTGCTGCCGGTTTGCTTGATGCCGTCCAGCGTAAGGTCACGGTAAAACGGCATCTGGGCACGGACGAGATCGCTGATGCCGCTGTGGATGCCCGCCCTGTAACTTTCTTTGACGGCAGTCTTCATGATGAGAGAATGTTCATCTCTCACGGTGCGGATGTGTTCCCTGATTTGCTGCTGAAGCTTTTTTAGGGATGCCTGATTGATTGCCTTGCCCTCGGGCAGTGAACCGAGATTGGCGTAATAAAGAAGGCTCGCTTTGACGTCCTTTTCGGAACGCTGAAGCGAATCCAGGACGCGGGTCACCGTCTGCTCGGAATAGAGGTCGCGTTCGTGCAGGGACACGAGCGTCGCCTCGACAATCCGGTCGCGCAGTGTTTTTTCAACGGCTACTGCTTGCATCCGCATCCTTCCTTTGAGCGTTTTCTTTCGAACGATGTGCAGGCGCGGGAATCGAAACGGGTGTCCCGGTTGTTCGCGTCGCACCAATTGTTTTCGTCATCAAAGAACTCACATTCGTCACAAATCGCCTCGAACTCAACCGCTCCAGTTACCGCGGGCGGCCTGTAATTCCAGTCGGCGGTGGCCGGTTTGTT